TAAAAGCATTAGTAAATAGGCAAGCACAATATGAAATTTGCTTTGGAAATCAATTCCATGTAAATCAATATGGATATAATATCAAATCATCTGGGTTTAGGGTACAAAATGAACCTGATGTTGTTTATTTTACTGATGTTCCAAATTCTGATGGAAAAACAGGACTTATTGCAATAGTAAAGCCTTCAACAGAAACTTCTGCACAAACACAATCTAATGTTTCTTTACAACCATTTATTGTTGTTCAGTCTGCTGGAGTGGTTAATTATGAAACTGGAGAAATAACTATTAATACAGTTACTATTACATCAACTTCACTTGATAACGATATCATTCAAATACAAGCATATCCAGAATCAAATGATGTTATAGGATTGAAAGATCTTTATGTATCTTTTGACATATCAAAAAGTCAAATAAATATGGTAAAAGATACTATTTCATCTGGTGAAGATATTTCTGGTGTTGTCTTCACAAAAAATTCTTATCGCTCAAGTTATTCAAACGGGAGTTTAACGAGGTCATAATATGGTGCAGAACGGTTTCGAGTCAAGGGTAAAAGTACAGCAAATAATTGATAGTCAATTACCAGAATTTATTTTAGATGAAAGTCCTAAAGCATCTGAATTTTTAAAGCAATACTATATTTCACAAGAATATCAAGGCGGTCCAACAGATATTGTTGAAAATTTAGACCAATATATAAACCTCGATAGTCTTATTCCTGAAGTTATAGTTGGTAGTATAACTCTTAATAACTCCATAACAAGTAGTAGTAATACTATAGAGGTGAGTAGTACTAAAGGATTTCCTAGTCAGTATGGTTTATTAAAAATTGATAATGAGATAATAACATATACTGGTTCTACGGAAACTTCCTTTACTGGGTGTATCCGAGGATTTAGTGGGATTACAAATTATCATAAAGATCTCCAATATGAAGAGTTAGTTTTTACTGAGTCTTCAGTAGCATCTCATTCCGCTGGTGCAACTATTGAAAATCTGAGTTCATTATTTTTACAAGAATTTTACAAAAAAATTAAATTTAGTTTAACTCCAGGACTAGAAGGAGTAGAATTTACTGCTAACTTGAATGTTGGAAACTTTATAAAAGAAGCAAGATCTCTTTATGAATCAAAAGGGACTGCAGAATCATTTAGAATTCTATTCAATGTTCTATTTGGAGAAACCACAACTGTAGTAGACCTAGAGCAATTTTTAATCAAACCCTCTGATGCTAGGTACATAAGAAGAAATATTGCTGTAGTTGATTTAATTTCAGGAGACCCCAATAAGTTATCTGGGCAAACAATCAGGAAATCTACTGATGAAAATACTACAGCATCAGTTTCTGAGGTAGAAACGATTACCAGAAAGGGGAAAACATACTATAAACTTAATTTCTTTATTGGGTATGATGACACATATCCAAATGTTACCGGCACTTTTTCCATAACACCAAATACTAAAGTAGTTGAAGATGTTACTTTAAATAATATTGAAACAATAATTACTGTGGATTCTACAGTGGGATTTGCAGAATCTGGCAGTATTTTTTATAATGGTAATGAAATATTCTATTCTGAAAAAACCATTAATCAATTTTTAGGTTGTCATATAAATTCCACCCAATCAATTAATATTACTAAAACTTCTAGAATTATATCTAATGATACTTACTATGGATATGAAGATGGTGATGTTGAAAAGAAGGTAGAATTTATAATTACCGGTGTACTGTCTGACATTGAAATTAATTCGAATTCGTATAGTTTCTTAGAGGGGGAAGAAATATATCCACAGAATCTTGGAAAAATTATACCTAAAGGTGATGAAATAAATCAAATTTTTGCAAATACTTGGATTTATAATACTAGTTCTAGATATCAGGTAGACTCTTTTTCTGCTAATACTATTACAACAAAGTCTTCAATTGATAATACAAGTTTAGCAGTTGGCGATACAATTGAAGTTTTACAAAGAAATACTGAAATTGTAATTTCAGGTTTTGAAAATGTTAATGTAATATCAATTTCAGGAAATCAATTGACAGTTGATGTCAGTACTTCTTCATTAAATCAAAGTGCAGAATATGATATTAGAAGAATAATTAAAAAGGCATCATCTGCAATTGTTCCAATTCAGTTTGGAAACAATAAAATAACTGCCGATGTGCAAAATGTATATGATGAAAACTCTGAAAATTTGTATGTCGCTTCTAACTCTATTCCATCATATCCAATTCAAACTAATGTTTTTGAATATGAAGTAGTTGGATTATTGGAAAGAGGTAATAGTGAAGAGTATAGTGTAATTGATTTTGGCATTCAAAATCCAGTTTCATTTATAACTGGTGATAAAGTGTATTATTACACTCAAAATAGTGATCTTATAGAAGGTTTAGTGGAAGGACCTTACTATGTTGAGGTACTATCCGATGTTAATCCAGATATTGACAATACTAGAATTAGATTATATTTAAGTAACTCTACTGTTGGGTCTGATGATTATGTTTCTTTTGGTAAATTGTCTGATGGAATCGTAACAGGAACTCATAAATTTGTCTTATATTCTCAAAAATCTAAGGTAATTTCGCCACAGAAACTTCTTAGAAAATTTAAGTTAAATCAAACAATTGGTGATAACAAAAAATATGAAACTATTCCTGGTCCCATTGGACTATTAAAAAATGGTGTTGAAATCTATAATTACAAAACTCAAGATAAAATATACTATGGCCCCCTAGAAAGTGTTAATCTATTAAATGGCGGAAATGGATATGATGTTATAAATCCACCCTCGGTAACTTTATCAACTGGCAATGCTCTTGTACAACCTGTAGTTAAGGGGTCTGTCGAAAAAATATTTGTAGATCCTCAAGACTTTGATGTAGATGTTGTAGTTTCTGTAAAACTTACTGGTGGTAATGGGTCTGGTGCAAGTTTTCAACAAGTTATAGAAAAGTATGTTAGAGAAATTGAATTTGATGCTAGGCCACTATCTGGTGGTGGAGGATTAGATTTTATCAATGAAAGAATTGCATTTGCAGAAAATCATAATTTGATAAATGGGCAACCTATCGTATATGACAGCAATAACTTCAGTGCTATTGGAATTGGCACTTTTGGTGGATCAAATTTGGATCAATCTAAAACACTAGTAAATGGTGCAACTTATTATTCTAAGGTAATTAATAATAAAACTATTGAGATTTATCAAAGTTTATCAGATTATTCTGCAGGTATTAATACTGTTGGATTCACTACAATTGGAAATGTAGGTATTCAAAAGTTTAAAACTGAGATAAAAAATAAACTATCCGAAATAAAAGTAATTAATGGTGGAAGTGGGTATACGAATAGAAAGTTAAGAGTAAGTCCAATTGGAGTATCAACTTTTAATCATACGATAGAATTTGAAAATCACGGATTTTTAAATGGAGAAATTATATCCTATGACTATGAAAATACTGGTATATCTGGGTTATCAACTTCAGTAAATTATCAAGTATTGCGTCTAGATTCTAATAAATTTAGACTTTGTGATGTTGGAATAGGAGGTACAGATGTTTCTAACTATCAGAGAGAAAACTATGTAAAGTTTTCGACAACTGGATCTGGGTATCAGATTTTTAGTTATCCCGATATTGTTTTAACTGTCGAGTATACTTCAGTTGGGTTGGGAAGCACTCAAGTTAGAGGATCTATCGTTGCAACTCCAATAATCCGAGGAAGTATAGACCAAGTTTATGTTTATGAAAAGGGGTCAAATTATGGATCTTTAGTATTAAATACGCACCAAAGACCTCAAATTGTCGTAAAGAATGGGAAAGAATCACAATTTAAACCTGTGATTGAAAATGGTAGAATCGTTGATGTGTCAGTTCTATATGGTGGGCAGGATTATTACTCTACACCAGATTTAGTTGTTTCTGGTAGTGGTATTGGTGCTAATCTTAGACCTGTTGTTTCCAACAATAAAATAGTAGATGTTATTGTTGTTAATCCTGGAGCAGGATATACTAGTACAAACACAGTAGTTCGTGCCATTTCTGCAGGAAAAAATGCGGTATTTGAATCTAATGTTAGGTCTTTAACTCTGAATAACTCATATAAGTATGGAATTCAGAAGGGAGATTATAGAGATCCGGCAACAGAAATATTAGTTGAAACTGACAATAATTTACAATATGCTGTTGTTGGTTACTCTGGAAATATAAAGAATAACCTTAAAGATGGTGGTGGAAATACATCACATTCGGATATAATAGGTTGGGCATATGATGGCAATCCAATCTACGGATCATATGGTTATTCAGACCCTAATGACACCAGACTTGTTAAAAAATTAGAACCTGGATATTCTGCAGTAAATGTCGAAAATCGTCCATCTACTTCAGTTTTTCCTCTTGGTTATTTTGTTGAAGACTATGTATTTACAAATAGTGGAGATTTAGACCAATATAATGGAAGATTTGGAAAGACTAAAGATTTTCCAGAGGGTGTTTATGCATATTTTGCAACTATTGACACTAATATTGATGGTGATGTTATTGGGAAGTTCCCATACTTTATTGGAAATGAGTATAGATCTTCATATATTGAAGAAAATATAGAATTAGACCAAACTTTTGATTTTAATAATTCATCTTTAATTAGAAATACTCTTCCATATAAAGTAAATGACAGATACGCGGATAATGATTTTATTGTAGAGTCAAATGAAATTATAGAGCAGAAAACTTTAATTGAGTCTGTTACATCAGGTAGCGTTTCTGCATTAGAAATTGTAAACTCTGGATCCGATTACCGAGTAAATGACCAAATAACCTTTGATGAAAATGGCACGGAAGGTGGAGGAATATTTGCAAAAGTATCCGAAATAACTGGTAAACAAATAAATCAAATTAATACTACTATTCATTCATATAGTGATTCCACCATCACTTGGGTTGATGGGAATACGGTTAAAGTACATATTGAACCATATCACGAATTCTTAAGAAACGACAATATTAATATTTCTGGACTATCAACTCAGGTTTCTAATCTTAATGGTTTATATCAAATTGGACTGATCACATACTCTACAATATTAGATAAGGAAATACCAGCATATGCCTCAACAGGAATAGTCACTGATGTTTATCTGACATCTATTCCTGAAAATATTTCAATTGGAAGTAGTTTTAAAATTGACAATGAAATTTTCTCAATTCTTAACATCTACAATAATTTTGGTGTTGTTAGAGTAAGTAGAAATACAAGTGGTGGAATACATACCCAAACAACACCTGTTTACTTCCTCCCAGATTCATTTACTGTAAATAAATCTACAGATTATTTTGAGTCTAAAGTAAATGATAAAGTTTATTATAATCCAACAAAATCAGTTGGAATTGGAACAACATCTGGAACAGGTATAAATGTATCTTATAATATTGGAATTACGACTTATAATACTTTTATTCCTACTCAGAGTATTTTCTTACCCAATCACTCATTCTCTACTGGTCAGCAATTAATTTTTAGAAAACCAAGTGGTGGAAATCCGATAGCAGTATCAAATACTCCTACAAGTGCTTCTTTTAATATTTTAAGTGGTGACTCTGAAATATTGTATGCAATTAATAAATCCAAGGACTATATTGGAATAGTAACTAATGTTGGGTTGACAACAATTAGTAACGGACTCTTTTTCAGAAATACTAGTTGGGTTGCAGCACACGACAATTATCAATATTCGGTTGAATCAAACTTTACTCAAGTTACTGCAGACATCAACAAGATAAATTCTGTCGTTTCTGTGTCTACATCTCATAATTTATCAATGGGTGATAGAGTATCATTGAATGTAAGACCAAATTTATCTGTAGGGATAGGCACATCAAATGCAATTAAAGTTAAGTTTGATGCTCCTACTAACAGTTTAGTTGTTAATCCGATAGGTTTTAGTTCTTCTGGTATTAATACCACAACTAACCAAATTACGATAGAGTCTCATGGTCTTAAGACTGGAGATAAGATATTGTATCAGGCAGGTAATCTTCCTTCAGGAATTGTTAATGGCAACTATTATGTTTATAGAGTAGATGCCAATAATATAAAATTGTGTAATACATACACAGATTCTACTTCAAGCAATCCATTATTCCTCAATATATTAAGCACGGGTATTGGAACACAAAGTATCAGTTTAGTCAACCCACAAATTCAAGTAATTAGAGATAATAATCTTGTATTTGACTTATCAGATTCTTCATTGTCTGGTTATGATTTAAAAATTTATTATGATAATGATTTTAGTAAGGAATTTGTTTCTGTTGCAACTACAACATCTTTGTCCATATCTGGAGTTGGCACTGTAGGTGTATCTACAGATGCAACATTAACTCTCAATTATACTAATTTCGTACCAGAAAAACTTTATTATAACTTAGAAAAATCTGGTTATATTAGCACAGCAGATAGTGATGTTGTTAATTATTCTGAAATAATCTCAGTAGACAGTAAGTATAATGGAGATTATACTGTAATTGGAGTAGCAAACACTAGTTTTACAATTTCCTTGAGAAATACTCCAGAAAAACTTTCTTATCAGAAGATTGATTGTGATGTATTAGAGTATACTACTAATTCTACTACTGCAAGTGGTGGTATTAATAAAGTAAATCTCATTTCGGGTGGTTATGGATATAAATCACTTCCTCACTTTACTGGATCTAATTCTGTAAATGGTAAGGGTGCATTTATCATTCCATCATCTGAAACTATTGGTAAAATAACACAAAGTAGAATTATAAATGAAGGATTTGAATATGCATCAGATAAAACTTTAAGACCAACTGCAACTATTCCACAGTCTGTTTATATTTCCTCTTCAAACACTATCGATTCTATAACTATTTTAAATGGTGGTCAAAATTATACTTCGGCACCAGATTTAATATTAGTAGACTCTGATACTGGGGAATTGATTGATAGCGGTTTCTTAAAGGCAAATCTAACTGGATCATCAATCGGTGAAGTAAAAATTGAAGTAGAACCTAAAGGGTTACCTATTAGACCAGTCACAATAAGGGCAATCAATAATTCTAATTCAGTTTCAATAGATAGAGTTGAATCATCTTCATCTGGAATAGTAACTTGTATCTTAACCACCCCGATTGCAGGATTTACTTCCGCTCCTTTTGCATCTGGTGATAGAATATTTGTAGAGGGAATTGAAAAGGCAGATTCTTCTGGAAGTGGATTTAATTCTTCAGACTATGGATATAGATTCTTCACAGTAACAAATTACTTTAGATTAAATCCAGACAAATTGGAATTTAGTCTTTCTGGACTAACGACTAATCCAGGTATAGCAAAAACTATTCAAGAGTCTTACGCTACTATCACAAATTACAATAATTATCCAGAATTTGAAGTTATTCAGAAGTTTTTACCATTTTTAGTTGGTGAAATTCTATCTTCTGATAATGGACTTGGTTTCGTAACTAGAGATTTGACAGTCACAGATTGTGATGAAAATATTGTAAGAGTGTCTGGAAGTTATAAACTTTCCCCCAATGAAAGAATAAGAGGCACGCAATCTTTCAATGAGGCAACAGTTGATGTTGTTAAGAGTGTAGATGGATTGTACAATATAGACTACTTCAATCTTCAGAACTTTGGGTGGAAAGATGAGACTGGAAAGTTAAGTGAAGATACGCAGGTAACGCCAGATAATGATTACTATCAGAATTTATCATATACTGTAAAGAGTAGTAAAACATGGGAAGAAATGGTAACACCTGTAAATAATTTATTACACACTAGTGGCACCAAAAACTTTGCAGATACTCAACTAGAGCAAAATGTTCAATCTGGAATAGGATCTACAGAATCTACATTATCACTTATTAATATGTTTATTGGGGATAATAGAGTAGACACTATTAATAATTTTGACCTTGTAGTTGATGTAGATGCCATTGGCAGTAGATCTAAGTTTTTAAAGTTTAATAATATTCGTCTTTCAGACTATGTTTTATGCA